ACCACCGCCTGCCGCTTCTTCGATCCGCGCCTNNCNNCGNNNANCANNAAGCGAGCATTAGGATGTTCACTGAGCCACATATACTTATTCCTGCAAAAGAAAGTATCGCGTGTGTCATACTTCATGGCAAATCCAAAACCGACTTTTATGATGGATAACGTATGTATACTAAATGCAACATATGAAATGCAGCCAATAAGAAATAATGGGACGAAAACTGACATTAAATAGTTATTATCATCATCAGTTGGCGTTACTTTCCTTTTCTTTACTTTTGAGGGCATCAATATTAAACAAATAATGCAAACAAGGTAAATGATGCAATACAATATAAAAATAAAAAGTAATGCTACAACTGCCGTCATGAGTTTATTGAATGTAGCATCAAATGGAATGTCAAACAAATTGGAAATTAGCGAGCGTGCAATATAATATGAAATTAATGATACAATTACCCACACATATTTAATTCCCAGGTTAATTTTTATGGCTATGTTTTTTTCTTCATTATCGAACGATTTTATGTGAGATGATATTGTGTATGTAATACACAATATCGTCACAAAAGCCAATGTATATGGAATGATGGTATTTATATAACCAATAACGTTAAAGGAAACAATTGTTAATAAAAACAGAAATACCGACAACAGTGCGGCATCTTGCGTTTTTTTATAATTTTTTCGAAGGCGAACGGCCTGTTGACTGGATGACTTTTTATTCCAATTATTTTGTACGATTAATCCGCTGAGAATAATCATACCAAACCAAATAAGAATGGGGTATACAGGATCACTCTGAGGTATGATGACGAGCACTGCCATAAAAAACAATAAACTGTGAACAATCCCGAGGTGTAAGGAAGAGTATATACTTTTCATCGATGACCTTTTTAATAATGGGTTATTCTATTGGAATTAGAAAAACCACCAGCAGGCCATTACTGTCAAGCCCGGACGCTGTCTGTTTTATCCGTAGCACACGTACATAAACGCGCCATCCGAACCACGATGGCGCGACAGTACATCTTACAGTTGGTCAGACTTTCCTTCAGGGCGTATCAGCTCGTCCCGTGATTCAGGCGTTATTACAATCTGATGACTCAGCAATGGCACGACCACGAACTCACCAGAACTGAGTACGTATACAAGATATCTGCCAGGAACTTTCAACATTCTCAACAGTTCATCTGTATTCATATTTTTGCTCCGTTGGTTAACAGATTCCCTTTCGGGAGCATTCCCTTTCATCCCTGTGCACAATCTTTTTAAAACAGTGCCGGTACGCGCATACAGGTTTGTTAGAATGTCTGTTAATAGAGCAAATCAGATATCACTCTCCCCAAGGCTCCTGCATTCAAAGTTCTCCAGTTTCACATGTTCACCGGCAGTACGGCCCGCCTCTTTAGGCTTATAAAAACGCATTTCGCACTGTTTCTGGGTCAGTCTGGTTTCGGAGTAAAATGACCAGGCCACAGGCGGATTGCCTGCTTTATGGATAGTTGCTGTAATTTTGTATTTTTTCCCTTTCATACTTACTGCCGAAAAATGTGTTGATTATTTACACAGATTCGTATCACAAGCAGCCAGGAGTATCCAAGCAGGATATGAAGGTAACCCAGTATGTTACCTTCACTGTCTGATATCATCATTCGGTACTAAGCCCCTGCCACAACGCCCTGTTACCAGGTTTATGCACTTGCCGGGAAATCTCACGGCACTTTTTCAGACGTTTCAGTTTTGCTTCCGTCCTGCGAATTTCAGCGCTGATCGCCCGTGGTGTAGGGATGACAACGTCGTCGTGCCGCCGTTCTGTGAATGACGGTATCGACTGAATAAGGTCTGCAACGTTATCTGTTGAGGCTTCAGCAGCAGTTACTGATGCCGCTAACTTTATTGCTTCAGGTTGCGGCGCAGGATTATCGTCGCGCCCCATGGCTGAACAGGCTTTCTGTTTCTCCGGTAAACCATCATCAGGCAGACTGTAACGAAACTTGCCATCATGATTAATCCGCAAAAGACGCCCCTTTCCCGTAGCCATCGCCAGCGTGGAGGCAACCTTCCTGGCTGTTGTGCTGAAGCGCCTGGACAGTTCATCCGCCGTCTGTGGGCCGTGTTTTCGGATAGCGTCTGTCAGCTGCTTCTCATCGATTTTCATAACCGTTTCCACTGGTGTTACAGGGTTCACTATTTTTTCTTTGGCAACGTCAGTCAGTTCCTTTTCCGGTCCGGACAGAGACCAGTAGCCGTTCAGGAATATCACCCTGCCTGAGTCTTCCTGCTCACGCAGCATTTCCAGAACATCTTTTGTCTCGATGAGCAGGCGTGCTGCGACCTCGCGAGCAGTGGCTTTTCCCATCGCTTTCAGTGCATCAGTCACTGTTTCCATTGACAATTTCTCCTGTGATTCAGTCAGGGCCGGTTGACGTTTTTTCGCCAGCTTTCCCAGCCAAAATTTACCCATCGGCCACCGTTCATGGACATTCTGTCCATCACCCGCTGACCTGCCAGCTTAGTCAGTGCATCATGGTTCAGGTTGGTCAGCATTCCGACGCTGCGCAGGGATGCGGTCCGGCGATCAACAATCTGGTGCAGGATGACCTGCTCGTTGCGTGTCTCACGCTGCACACCAACCTCATCAAGGATCAGCAGGTCCACTCCGCACAGCTCCTTCAAAAATTTTTCACCCGAATTTCCATCATCGTACCCGGCATGAAGCGCACTCATCACGTCGGCGACGGTGATAACAATCACACTGCGTCCGGCGTTCATCAGGCGGTTACCTATGGCGGCGGCCAGATGATTTTTGCCGGTACCAGGCTTACCGCTGAACACAAAATTTGTACAACCGGTATCCAGTTCAGCAGCTATGGATTTGGCCTGGCTGAGCGCATGCTTCTGGCCGTCATTCTGCACCCGGTAATTCTTGAACGAGCATCTGCGATGCAGTGGCTGAATACCGGCCCGACCGAAGATTTTTTCGGCCCTGGTCTGGCGGTTAAGTCGGTCAATTTCCTCGCAGCGTCTGCGCCCTTCGGCTAGCTGCCATTCCCGCCACTCCCCCGGCGTCCGGAACGGTGCGGAACTGTTGGCCGACCGTGGCGCCAGTTTCCTGATGCGGGCCAGAATCCCGGTATCTGCGATGTTTCTCATGGCTTGTCACCCCCTGAAACCCGGTGGAATGGTTGTGTCCGGTGGCGAAATATCCTGAATCCTGGTCGGGCTGTCGCGGCCACGATTGCCTCCCCGGTCCTGGTCTTTTGCCAGCCAGCCGGTGATAAATTTCCTGATGCCTCGGGCGGTTTTTCGTCGTCGTCGTTCGCTGAGCAGCCATCCGCGCTGATTACGCAGTGCCTGCCGGACGTCGACCGCCGGATACAGCGTCTCAAACTCGACAACCATCGATTCGGTCACGGAAAATTCAGAACCGTCGTTGAGCGGAAGCCGAATAAACTCAGGGTCATCAGGCGGTGTTGATGGCACACCAGCGCTCAGAGGCCGACGCTCAGGTCCGACATGGGCTGGTCCGGTACCATCGGGCAAACTCGCACCCTGTGACCCGAAATTTTCATCCAGTTGCGTGGGGCTGATTTTTTCAGCTCCGCGCAAGAGGTTTTGATCTTTTAGATCTGTTTCTTTATCTTTATCTGGATCTTTATTAGTTGCCTTTGTGTTGGGCTCCTGTTCAAACACAGAACCAACACCTGTTGAACATGTGTTATTTTCGCTGGCAGATTGTGCTTCCTTCCTGTTCCTTCTTGACTGAACAGATGCTTTTCCTGCTGCAGACTTTTTCGCTAAGGTTTCCCTGACCGAATGAAGATCATCTTCAATACGCTTGTGAACCCACTCCGTGCCGTTATCAGTAAAAAATTCTCTCAACGACTCTTCTACGGCTCCCCAACGCTCACTGCTAACCCGGGCAATCTTTGCCAGCCTGTTTTTCGGTATAGCCCTTCCGGTCTGCCAGTAATTGAACATCAGCAGTAAATAGGCCCCATGCTCCTCGGTTGAAAGATGCATTGTGTCAGCCAAGTAATCAGCGATATAAAGCTGCATGTATGGAAGTGCCGCCATAACGCCTCGCTACGCTCTTTTCCGTTCGGTCTGAATACAAAAATTAATACTCACTGGTCATGTCTCTCTGTTTGGTGCCGAACCTCCTGCTGGTGCTAGCCTGCTGATTCCCCAACCAACAGAACCACAGGAGGTTCGACATGTCAGATACAAAACTTAAAAATGGATTAACGCCTGAACAAATGGCACACGATATCGCTATGGTGCTCATCGGGAACCCATCCCATGAATGGCTTTCGGATAATGCGACCAAAACTCGTAGCACTGAATTAGCAATGAGCGCTGTAGCAGAAGAAGTCATGAACATGGAAAAACATCTTGCTGCAGCTCTTCATCAGTACACGGAGAACTAATCCGCATCAAAGGTCGCTGAGTTCGCGACCTTTTTTCAGTCCACTCCAGTAGGCATCCCCAACCATTTTTTTATATCGCTATAACTCAGCGTTATGGGCTGATTTTTGCCGGACTCTTCAACCGGTATGGTATGTTCCTCTTCAAATTTCTTTTCGAAGGTACGCATGTGCTCACGCCAGGCATTTCGATCTTCGATCGCTTCTTCCCTCCGGTTCAGTCTGGCGTAATACCGTTCCTGCTCAGTCAACGTTTTCATTACTTCTCCTGCATGGTTACAACAGATGGTCACTGGTCATGTCTCTGATACTGCTGGCGGTAACTGCTTCGTAGCGTCTGTATTGCTTGTATGGCTTCATCACACTCCCGTTCAAAATCCGTAACAGGCGCACCAAGAAGTACCGCATTTGCCACTGCGGTTTTTTTAAAAACTGTGTAAGCAGATACTCGATGCTATGCCCTGCCGTGACCTGCTTATGCAGCTCCGGCGCGTGTATCCGGATTGCTTCAAGAACTGCGGGGATTAGCGCTGAAAACTTTTCGCGGTGCTCTGTCGTTTCGAGTTTTCGCCATCGCTGAAAAATGTTTATACGATTCCGGCGCCATGCTTCGTAATCCACCGTTCCGTCATCACGTTCTATACGGTGGACAGCAATATCTGGTCTCACTTGCTGTTCCAGAAAGGCGCGGGTGATCAACTGTGTTGCACTTTCCTGACTCATTGCGGGTGTAGCCAGCCAGGATGACAGTGCTTTGTTGGCATCCTCAGGGGTGATCATCGTTGTTCACCTCTCTCGCATCCTTTAGTGGTAGATTTTGATGGCTAGGCAAAGCATCCGTTGGATTAGGGTAAAGAACTGAGTCGAGCTGATGCGGTGTAACTGCATACCCTACGGCCTCACAAAAAGGAATAATTCGTCGCGGTGGGAATTTTCCTGTTGTAACCCATAGACTTACGTTTTGCTGACTAGTTTTAAGACGTCGGGCGATCTCGGTCTGATTAGTGATGCCGAATAGTCGGCTCCTGGTTTTAAATTCCATATATCCTCCAAATGTCACACTTGTATAAATACAGCATGAACTTGTATTTTACAAATTTAAATTTGTGTGACGCTAACAAAATTTACTTGTAAAATATGAGGTATGAAAAAAAACAACGAATCAGCTCAATACGAGACTTCAGCCAGAAGGATCAAACAGGTCCTGTATGAATTAGGCTGGAACCAAAGTCGCCTGGCTAAAGAAATTGGGGTTTCAGCTCAGGCGGTACAACAATGGGCAAAAGGTACTTCTCGACCGAATGGCCCTAATCTAACTCGACTTTCTGAAGTCACAAGCAAACCTGAAGCATGGTTTTTCAGTGATGTCAGCGGGTTATCTGAGAGTCATGCAGTACATTTACCAGAAAGTAATGGTTCAGACTTTCTCCCGCTTAGCGATGAAGAGATCAGACTGCTAACTGTCTTCAGGAAATTTCCTTCTGTAGAGAGTAAAAACATGCTGTTAGCGTTTGAGATGAGACTTCNGCGCCGCTTCAGTTCACTCTTCAGGGCGGGGGTGAAATGGCTGGTAATAAATGACGGACACAGACGGAAACCACGTCGTAGCCAGTGAAATAAAC